TGTTTGCTTTGGACTTCTATACTCTAGAAGCTAACGCAATGGTATTCGTTGGTGGTGTTATTCAGGATCCATCGGTTCACTACACTGTCGATGCTGTAAATCAGCAGATTACCTTTATGGCGGCTATCCCAGTTGGAACACAAGCGGTTATAATCGCTCAGTCTACTAACTCGGTTGGTGTACTAGATCCTAAGTCTGTTGGTCTTGAGACTCTTGCTGATAACATCAAGGTCTTTGAGCAAGGTAATGACATCGTTGCTGGAACTTCCGCAACTGTCGTATCTGCGTTCAACAAGTCATCATATCGTTCTGCTAAGTACATTGTTACAGTAGAGAGTGGTGGTGAGTTCGAGACTCGCGAGTGTTTGGTCGTACATGACGGCGTAGATGCTTCGATTGTAGAGTACGGTATTGTCTTCACTGGATCATCTGTTTTAGGTGACACAGACGTACAAGTCAACGGTGCAAGTATTGAACTAACATACACTGCCGTATCGGCAGGTGCTGTTGTTTCAGTATCAGCAACATATGTTGACGCCTAATAACAACTTTACTATAGTCGGGGGAGAGATCAGCTCTCCCCCTCAATCAAAATTCTAAAAGGTAAACAAAATGTCTACAAATAAGAAATTTAGAATACAGAACGGAGCCGATATCCACGGTGGTGGACTTTCCATCGACGACGTTATTGTTATTGGTGCTGACGGCAAAGTTGTCGCAGGTGCCATCCAAGATGCGGTAGCAAGTTTAACTGCTGCTGACATCGCAGACCTACAGTCACAAGTTACCGCGATTCTAGGTACATCTCCAGAAACTCTGGATACACTACAAGAAATCGTAACTGCATTTGAGAATGCAGATACAAACCTAGTAGCAAGTGTTGCGTCTAACTCATCCGACATTGCTACAATCAACACTACTCTAACGAACGGCGTTGCAACACCAACTGACATTGCTACATTAACTGCGTCAGTCACCGCTGAACAAACTCGTGCTACTGCAGCTGAAGCAGCAAACGCTGCGGCAATTGCTGCTGCAAACTCACGTACTTCTGGTATCAGCACATCTTCAGGTGCAGCCGATATTCAGATGACTGCTGAACTTGACATGGATAGTAACAACATCAAGAACGCTAATGATGTTTATGCTGCTCGTGGATTCATTGACACAATTGAATCGAATGACCTAAAAGTTCAAACAGGAACTGTCGATTTCGAAGGTTCTATAGTAAACTTTGGTTCGTCACAGATCATTGGTAGTGGTTTCGGTACTGCTACTAAGGCAGAGGTCGATGCACACTTAAACATTCCTACTGCTAATGCTGGCGAATTCGTCAAGTGGACTGGTACAGACTACGAGTGGACTGATCTAGTAAGTGGCCGTTTGGCGACAGATCAACTTCAGATTGCATCTGGTGGTTCAATAACTGCTACTGGTCCTGGCGGAACATTTGACTTCCAAGACGGCATTGTCATGCTAAGTGGTTCGGATGTTAGAGTTGATACTCCGACAGACGTTGGACAAGCTGCTAACAAAGGGTATGTTGATGCTGAAACAACTCTAGTTGCTGGTGACGGTATCTCAGTTGATAACCTAACGCACACAGTTTCTCTAGACGGTTCTGCAATCTCGCAAAACTTAGTACCGTCAGACGACAACCTGTATACACTAGGTTCTCCAGACAAGGTATGGAAAGATGTCTACATCGGTCCAGGATCTCTATACATCGGTGGTCAGAAGGTTATCGAAGATAACGCTGGTACGATTACTGTAAACGCAGATCCAGATCAGAACCTAACAGTTCAAACAACTGGTACTGGTGGATTGAATGTACAGTCAACTGGTTCAGGTGGTATCTCGATTGATGCTGCTTCTGAAGCAGTCCAAGTCAAGTCAGACATGGTCGTATCTGTAGGTAAGACTATCACAACAGTTGGCGGTGCTGCAACTAAGTTCGGTGGTGACATCGACATGCAGACTAACACTGTAAGTGGTCTAGGTGCTCCATCTATGGACGCAGATGCCGCTACTAAACTGTATGTAGACGATCGTATCGCAGAAGGTACTGTCTCAGGTAGTAAGACTTTCTCTGACAACGTTATTGTTTCTGGTAACCTAACGGTTTCAGGTACAACTACTACAGTTAACAGTGAAACTATCTCACTAGCAGACAACATCATTGACTTGAACTCTAACCTAACTTCAGGTGCTCCAAGTGAAGATGCTGGTATTCGCATTATGCGCGGAGACTCATCTGCTGTTCAACTTCGTTGGAACGAGACTTCAGATCATTGGGAGACTTACAACGGTTCTGCATGGACTAAGATTGCACTAAGCACATCTGATCTGGCAGAAGGTTCTAACCAGTACTTTACAGAAGAACGTGCTAAGTCATGTTTGACTGGTGGTCTATGTATCACTTACTCATCTGTAACTGGTGAGATCAAGGTTGACGAATCAGAAGCTGAGTCTTCACTACGTGTTGCTGAGTCTGTTTCTTCAGATGACGCTGATAAACTAGATGGTCAGGAAGGTACTTATTACCGTATCAACGTTTATAACGTTGCTGGTACTCTAGTCAACTAATCTTAGATTAGTGAATAAGAAAGGGGACTTCGGTCCCCTTTTTTTATATTTGTATAAATAGACGTATAAATAGAAATAATCTTTATTGGACACTAACATGTATTCTACTGACCGAGATGAATTGATAGATTATTGCTTGAGGGCGTTAGGTCACCCTGTCGTTGAAATAAACATTGACGAAGAGCAATTAGACGATCGTATAGATGAAGCGTTACAGTGGTTTCGTGAACATCATCCAGACGGATCTCGCCGTTACTATCTCAAACATAAACTAACCGCACAAGATATTGAAAACAAGTATATTGACTTTGCTGATGATTTAGACTTGTCTGCAGTTGTGAGAATGTTACCTATGTCTTGGACTGCAACTCAGTCGGGTTGGTTTAGTGACGCATGGCAACTAGTCAAGTTTACTGTCACCGACTTTACAAGTGGTGGTGGTTATATGGCAGACCTTGCGCACTACGAATCTATGCAACAACATCTGTCATTACTTGATATGAAACTAGTGGGCACACCACAGATTACATTCGACAGACAATACAACCGTGTCAATCTACACATCTCAAAACACAACATGAAAGAAAACGATTATGTCGTTTTTGAGGTTTATGGTATTCGAAATCCAGACGACTCAGTAAATGAATATAACTCGCTCTGGAATCACAAGTTTGTGAAAGAATACTCAACTGCACTTATCAAAAGGCAGTGGGGACTCAATCTTATTAAGTTTGACGGTATGGTACTGCCAGGCGGCACCACAGTCAACGCACGACAAATATATGAAGATGCGTTACAAGACATTGAACGTATTATGACTAAATTTAGAGAAGAAGAGGACGAAGGTCCAATTTTCTTCATGGGGTAAGTTATGGCTACTAACCCATATTTTTCACAGAAGTATCGCCCAGAACAAGACCTGTATGAAGATCTGATCATTGAGTCAATCAAGATGTATGGTCAGGACATTTACTATCTGCCTCGCGAGATTGTAGAGTCAGAAGATATCTTTCTTGACAGCATCCAGTCTCAGTTCTCTGACGCCTACAAAGTAGAGGTGTACATCGAGAACACAGAAGGTTTCGAAGGCGAGGGGGATCTTTTCACTAAGTTCGGTATCGAATTACGAGATCAGGCAACGTTTGTTATCGCACGTCGTAGATGGAAACACTTGATCGGCGACAGACTTGATGCTGCGCAGTTTCGTCCACGTGAAGGCGACGTTATATACTTGCCGTTATCCGAATCATTATTCCAAGTTATGAAAGTAGAGACCGAGTCTCCTTTCTATCAGCTATCTCAACTACCTCTGTTTCGTATGCAATGCGAGTTGTTCGAGTTTTCAGACGAAGACTTCGATACTGGTATCCCTGGAATTGACAACGTTGAAGTTGAGGGTGCGTTCCAATACGAACTCAAGATGCCAGACGAAGGCATGGGTCGTGAAATCCACTACCTTGTCGGAGAAAATGTTTATCAAGAGTTTGATGACTTCCGACTTGAGGGAGAAGTCACTTCTTGGAATCACGACACACGTATTCTCAAGATTGCACACACAGGCGGTACAGATGGTAAGTATCACGAGTGGGCGACAAACACACCTGTTATTGGCGAGAACGCATCATTGACACCTATCTCTGAAGAAGAGGGAATCAACGAGATCGATCGTCTGTCACAGAAACCAATATTTGATGATTTCGCAAATGACTTTGTGGACTTCAGTGAGTCAAATCCGTTTGGAGATCTAATACCATGATGGGCGGACACTTCTATCACAAACGAGTACGAACGTGCGTTGCGCTGTTTGGTTCTATGTTTGATAACATCAATATACTAAGAACTGCGTCAAACGGCAAAGTATTGTCTCAAGTAAAGGTGCCGCTGTCATATGCACCCGCCAGATCGTTCATAGAGCGTCTAGAGGAGATGTCAAGCGGAGAAGAGACAGAACGTAGGGTCGCACTCAAACTCCCTAGGATGTCGTTTGAGATCGTCTCAATCGTATATGATCCATCTCGACAACTCCCTAAGATCAATAGTTATGTTACTTCTAATAATAACTCTCAATTTCGTAGATATGTCGGCGTACCTTACACGATTAGTTTTGAACTTCACATTTATGCGAAGTCACAAGACGACGCGCTACAAGTCGTAGAACAAGTCGTACCATACTTTGCGCCTCAATATACGTTGACAGTCAAACCATTTACAGACGAACCTGATATCAAAGAGGACGTTCCTGTATCACTTGTTGGCGTCAATTTATCAGACGATTTTGAAGGTGCGATCGAACAGAGACGAACTATTATATACACTCTATCGTTTGATATGAAGATGAACTTCTACGGTCCTACAGAGTCTGGTCCAGTTATTCGCGAAGTTAATACCAACCTGAATGTCATCGATGGCGATGTTGATCTATTAGGGTCTTTAATAACTACAACCCCAGACCCTATTGACGTGAGTCCGGATGATGATTACGGTTTCGAAACTACAATAACAGTCTTTGAACCCGAACCGCCACCAGAACCTGAACCAGAACCTGAACCAGAACCTGAGCCGGAACCTGAACCAGAACCTGAGCCGGAACCTGAGCCAGAACCAGAACCGACATACGATTATATCATCACTGGCGTAACAGACGATCCGACATCTATTGATTGGAGAACGCATTACGCACCGCCAGGATATGTTTGGACTCCAGACGTAGGTTTCACTACAGATGAACCATTGATGCACACTGACTGGATGTTCTTCGATGAGAATTCTCAGACATCTACTTTGGGTAGTGCGAATATCACCAATTTAGATATGTCCGAAGTCGTAACCGCAAGAGAGATGCTCAGAGGGTCAGACTTTGCATCTAACACGAGTGATATTACTGGGTGGGATGTTTCTAAAAATAGAGACTTCACATCTATGTTCCGTGAAGCAGTATTCAATCAGGACATTAGTGGATGGACTATTTGTGCAGATAAAACTACACCTATCACTGACGTAGTTGCATCTTACTGGACGGACTCTGGTGTCACAATCAATCAAAACAGTTACTCAGACTTTGATTACGTGCATGATTGGGACGTTTACGCTCCGACAGGTGGTTACCCACTGAGCAGTGCTGGTGTCCACGGTGTAATTTTACAGACAATGTTTTATGCCAATGACTTCTTCAACCAACCTATTGGTAGTTGGGACACCTCAGCTGTATTCAGATTTGATGGAACCTTCACCGAATCTTCATTCGATCAAGATCTAAGCGGATGGGACACTTCTCACGGAAGAACAATGGCAGATATGTTTGATGCATCTGATTTTACGGGTCAAGGTGTCGGTAGTTGGGATGTGTCTAATGTGATTAGTTTTTACGACACATTCAAAAATACTTATTTCAATGCCACAGTAACAAATTCAGATATTTCTAGTTGGAACACAGGAAGTGCTGTCAATATGTCAGGAATGTTTTCTGTTGCTGGTTCTGTATGGACTGGTGTTCCAGCTCCTTTCGGTGCAGATATCGGTGGATGGGATGTTTCTAATGTCAAAGACATGTCAGAGATGTTTGAAGAGAATGAAGACTTTGACATCAACATCGGTGCGTGGGACGTATCTAACGTGGACACTATGAACGAAATGTTCCAAGACTGTCCTTCGTTCAGTAATGACGGAAGCGCAGACATCGCCAACTGGGACACATCTAGTGTAACAGATATGGGGGAGATGTTCGAGAACGCAACATCATTCAACCAAGATTTGAGTGGATGGGACGTGTCTAGTGTGACTTCATATGATCAGTTTGATAACGGTGCGTCGAGTTGGACGTTACCGAAACCCAACTTTATTTAAGACATAGATATACATTATGAGAGATAATCGTAAGCCGCCTGGTCTTTTAAACGATGACCAGAAGAAAAACTTCGTGCACGAGCAGGACTATGAGTACTCTCGTGACACTTACTATGACCTAATTGAGAAAGGTCGTGAGTCACTAGAACTCATGATTGAAGTCGCACGGGAGAGTGAACACCCTCGTGCGTTTGAGGTTCTATCTGGTATGATTAAAGGTATTGCCGATGTCAACGATAAGTTGATGGATCTCAACAAGAAACAAAAAGAACTTACGAAAGAAGACAAACCTGCCGAAGCAAAAACTACTAATAATAATCTATTTGTCGGGTCTACTACAGAATTGCAGCGTATGCTGTTGGGTGATGAGAAAGTTATAGACCAAGACGAAGATGAGTAGTTATACAAAAGAATCTTACCTCGGAAATCCTAATGTAAAAAGAGATGGTGTCGCAGAAGAATGGGACGCCAAGAAACTACGTGAGTATAAGAAATGCATGAAAGACCCATCGTATTTCTGCAAGAAGTATGTCAAGGTCATTCACCTAGATAAAGGTCTCGTGCCGTTCAAACTCTATCCGTATCAAGAAAAGATGTTCGAACATTTCAACGACAACCGATTCAACATTGTGTTGGCGTGTCGTCAATCTGGTAAGTCTATCAGTTCGGTTGGTTACTTGTTGTGGTACGCACTCTTTCACCCAGAGAAGACTATCGCGATCCTTGCAAACAAAGGTATGACCGCACGTGAGATGTTGGCGCGTGTCACACTTATGTTAGAGAATTTGCCGTTCTTTCTTCAACCAGGATGTAAGGCACTCAACAAGGGTTCTATAGAACTGTCCAACAACTCTCGCATCATCGCTGCGGCAACGTCTGGTTCTTCTATTCGTGGTATGTCCGTCAACCTACTATTCCTAGATGAGTTTGCGTTTGTTGAAAACGCGGCAGAGTTCTATACATCTACATACCCAGTAATCTCATCTGGTAAAGAAACAAAAGTTATCATAACAAGTACTGCTAATGGTATCGGTAATACCTATCACAAGATATGGGAAGGTGCCGTGCAGGGCGTGAATGAATATAAACCATTCCGTGTAGATTGGTGGGATGTGCCTGGACGTGATGAGAAGTGGAAAGAACAGACGATTGCTAATACGTCTACTCTACAGTTTGACCAAGAGTTTGGTAATACGTTTTTCGGAACGGGTAATACGCTGATCGAAGGTCAGGTATTATTAGATTTGAGGTCGCGCGAACCCGTGTCATATCACGAGGGCGGAAGTCTGCTGATATATGAAGAACCTGTAGAAGATCACATGTATATCATGACTGTGGATGTTAGTAAGGGTAGAGGACAGGACTACTCGACATTTACGGTAATCGACGTTTCACAAAGACCATTCAAACAAGTTTGTGTATATCGAAACAATACTATTTCTCCAATACTCTACCCAAACATTATTTATAAATATGGAACTCTTTATAACGAAGCATATGTGATTATCGAAAATAATGATGCAGGTATACTTGTATGTCAAGGTCTGTATCAAGATCTAGAGTATGAAAATATACACCTAGAGTCTGCGATCAAATCAGACGCTATCGGTGTCACGATGAATAGAAAGACAAAACGAATTGGGTGCTCAGGCATCAAAGATATTTTAGAAACAAACAAACTAGATATTGTTGATGAAAACACTATCTTAGAGATCTCAACGTTTGTTTCTAAAGGCACATCATACGAGGCGTCTGACGGTAACCATGATGACTTGATGATGAACCTTGTGATGTTCGGGTACTACTTGAGCACACAGTCGTTCGGTGATCTGTATGATGTAGATCTGAAGTCTATGTTGTTTGAACAACGAATGAAAGAAATAGAAGACGATATACTACCATTTGGTATAATAGATGACGGTCGAGATTTCGTTCCGGAAGCGGAGGTGATGCATCCTGGATTTGGATGGCAGTTGCCAGATCGCACTTTAGAGGACGATTTGTGGTGAAAATCTATATAGTATAAATAGTTACATTGATAGAATTATCTCGTATTATGACTACTTATTATACCTTAACAAAAGGAAACTATTATGGCTCTCAAATTTTCAGAGTCGCCAGCAGTACGTGTTCGTGAGATTGACCTAACTGGAGTTGTTCCATCGGTCACATCTACTACAGGTGCTTTTGTCGGTGACTTCAACTGGGGCCCTGTAAACACGCCTGTTCTTGTCGGTACAGAATCAGAACTAGCGTCCACTTTCGGGTCTCCTCTCGCGGGAAATGCAGGCGCAGGCGATTTCTTGTCTGTCGCGTATTTCTTAAAATATTCTTCAAGCGCATTCGTTGTACGTGCTGCTAAATCAGGTTCTGTATCTGCAAGTTCAACACCATTCACTGCAAAATATCCAGGCGTATTAGGCAACTCTATAGTCGTTGTTGTTTGTGATGAATCAACTTGGTCAGAAGATCCAGAAAATCCACTCCTAGATTCGGATGGAAGTCCAGTCCTAGATTCGGATGGAAGTCCAGTTTTGGGCCCTTGGATTTATCAAAGTCTATTTTCATCAAAACCAGAAGGCGACGAACTGCATGTTGTAGTACTTGTAGATGGTTCTGTTGTCGATACTTTCGAATACGCTTCAACCAGTTCAACTGCCAAACGAGGTGATGGATCTACTAACTACGTAGTTGATATCATAAACGCAAGTTCTTTATGGGTTACCTTGTCAGGAACGCTTGATGCAGGAACTTTTACTTTTTCCGGTGGTGACGATGGAGATTCTGCAGATTATGTTTCTGCATATGGAGTTTTTGGTGACAAAGACACCATCCAAATCGATTTCTTGGTTCCGCCTGCAGGTGGCCAAGGTGATTCTATCGCAATTCAACAGGAATTGGTTAGTATCGCAGAAACACGTAAAGATTGTATCGCAGTTGTTTCGCCATCATCTACTGGTACTCTAACTGTAGATCAAATGTTGACACACGTATCGACTTTAAATCAAAACTCGTCCTACTTAGTTGTCGATGGAAATTGGTTAAAGGTTTACGACAAGTTCAATGACAAGTACGAGAACATTCCAGCGGCATCATCAACTGCAGGCATCATGGCATCAACAGACGCAGTATCTGCACCTTGGTTCTCACCAGCTGGTTCACGTCGAGGTCAATACTTGGGTGTCACTGACATTCTAGTCAACCCATCTAAGACAGATCGTGATCGTCTATACAAAGCGGGCATTAACCCAATCGTCAGTTTCCCTGGCCAGGGTGTCATGCTTTATGGTGACAAAACTCACCTATCACGACCATCTGCGTTTGATCGCATCAACGTGCGTCGTTTGTTCCTAGTTCTAGAACGTGCGATTGCAGAAGCTGCACAAAACGTTATGTTTGAGTTCAATGATGAGTTTACTCGTGCAGAGTTTGTCAATATCGTAGAACCATTCCTACGTGAAATTCAGGGTCGTCGCGGTATCACTGACTTCCGTCTTGTTTGTGACACAACAAACAATACTTCAGAAGTTATTGACCGTAACGAATTTATTGCATCTTGCTTCATCAAACCAGCACGATCTATCAACTACGTAACTCTAAACTTCGTAGCGATTCGATCAGGTGTTGACTTTGAAGAAGTCGTCGGAACATCGGGAGTATAATCATGTCACTAAGAGTAGATGATTTCAAAGCAAAAATCCGTGGTGGTGGCGCTCGCCCTAACTTGTTCCGTGCAACAGTCAACTTCCCAGCATACGCTGGTGGTGATGCCGAACTAACTTCATTCATGTGTAAAGGCGCACAGTTGCCTGCATCTGTAATGAACGTTATCGAAGTCCCTTTCCGTGGCCGTCAGTTGAAGATCGCAGGCGATCGTACTTTCGAACCATGGACCGTAACAGTCATTAATGACGTGGGTTTCGAAGTTCGTAATGCAATGGAACGTTGGATGAACGGTATCAACTCGCACAGTGCGAACGTAGGCATCGTTAACCCAGTTGCATATCAAGCAGACTTAATTGTTGATCAGCTAGATAAAGATGGTGATGTAGTTAAGACATACAACTTCCGTGGTTGTTTTCCGACTAACATCTCTGCAATTGACCTAAGTTATGATACTAACGACGCTATCGAAGAGTTTACAGTAGAATTCCAAGTTCAATATTGGGAGTCAAATACCACGAGTTAATGGTATACTAAGTAATGTGATGGGGTGGGTAAAACCACCCCCATTTTTGTTTTAGAGGATTATATGGCAGAACCAAACAACAGTATTCTATCGGCATTCGGTTTTGAACTGAAACGAGTATCAAGTCAACAAGAAGAAAACCCAAAAGCACCTTCTATTGTACCTCGCGTAGATGAGGATGGTGCGGGGTATGTGACTGCCTCAGGTTCTTACTTTGGTCAGTATGTCGACATGGAAGGCACTGCGGCCAAAGACACTTCAGAACTCATCCGAAAATATCGCGGCATGGCAGAACACCCAGAATGTGACGCTGCTATCGAAGATATTATCAATGAGTCTGTCGTCTCAGGGGAACTAGAATCTTCGGTTTCTCTAAACCTAGACAAAGTTGAAACCAGCGACAAAATTAAAAAAATATTGACCGAAGAGTTTGATGACATTCTTGGAATGTTAAACTTTGAAGAACACGGTCATGATATTTTTAGGTCTTGGTATGTAGATGGTAGAATGTATCATCATTTGGTTGTCAATGAATCTAATCTAAAGTCGGGTATCTTAGAGATTCGTCCTGTTGACGCAACTAAGATTCGCAAAGTCAAAGAAGTTACACACAAAAAAGATCCCAAAACTGGCGCAAAACTTGTAGATAAGGTGAATGAGTTTTATCTGTATCAAGATAAAGCTGGGACAAGTAATGGTATTAAATTGACACCGGAATCTATTTCGTATGTCACTTCGGGTCTTTTAGACCCTAGCAAGAAGAGAGTCCTTTCTTACTTGCAAAAAGCAATCAAACCAATGAATCAATTACGTATGATGGAAGACTCTTTGGTCATCTATCGTATGGCACGTGCACCTGAACGCCGCATCTTCTATATTGATGTCGGTAACTTACCAAAAGGTAAATCAGAGCAACATATCAAAGACATCATGGCGCGTTATCGCAACAAGGTTGTCTATGATGCAAACACTGGCGAAATAAAAGACGATCGTAAGCATATGTCTATGCTAGAAGACTTCTGGTTGCCACGTCGCGAAGGCGGTCGAGGAACAGAGATAAGTACTCTACCAGGTGGTGAAAACCTTGGTCAGATCGATGACATCATTTATTTTCAAAAGAAGTTATATCGTTCACTGAACGTACCAATCAACAGGCTAGAGCAAGAAGCGCAGTTCTCCCTAGGTCGTTCAACCGAGATCACACGAGACGAAGTGAAGTTCCAAAAGTTTATCGATCGTCTTCGTCAGAAGTTTGCAAATCTATTCCTTGGCATTCTAAAGAAGCAATGTCTACTGAAAGGCATCTGCACTGAGCAAGACTGGGAATCTTGGAAGAACGAGATACAGGTTGATTATAATCGCGACAACCACTTCTCAGAACTGAAAGACGCAGAACTATTACGTGAACGTCTGCAGACAATGGATCAGATTACACAGTATGTGGGTGAATATTTCTCTCGTACATGGATTATGAAAAATGTAATGATGTTCGATGAGAAAGACATCGAAGAGATGATTAAACAAATCAACGTCGAGACAGAAGCGTCTGGCGGTGGTGACAATGACAATGAACAGTGAGAAAAATTATGAGTGAATCAGAAAATCTAGAACTAGAAACAGAATTTGAAGCAGAGTCTAATCCTGCACTTGATCTTATCAATGCGTTACAACGAGGGGACTTTACTGGGGCAGATCAATTGTTTCAAGACGCAATAGGTGTTAAAGTACAAGACACGCTTGATGCAGAGAAGGTCGCAGTCGCAGCTCAAATCTTCAACGGCGAAGAACCATATAATGCTGATGATCATGAAGAAGACGGCGAAGATGACTCAGAGATTACCTCTGAACTAGAAGAAATCGAAGACGTAAATCTTGATGAGATAGACGACTTTGTTGAAGTAGATTAATAAAAATATAATAAAAAGTTCATTAAATTTTTTTTTTGTATAAATACTACAAAAGAGGGTGTTATGAAAAGTTTTCGACAATTAAGAGAATCATCTAAACCAGTCTTCAAAAAGAAGATGGGTGGATATCCTGTTGTCATCACAAAGACCTCAAAAGGGTTCGAGTTGACGATAGACGGTGACAAAGTCGATACTTTCAAATCACAAAAAGAAGCGGAGTCAACCGCGAAACAAGTCCTCAAAGACTTAGGAAAAATAAAATGAAACTGATTAGCGAATACGTAGAAAACGATATTCAGTGTATCGTAGAAGCCAAGGAAGGTGGTGGCAAAAACTTCGTCATTGAAGGTGTATTTGCGCAAGCAGACAAAAAGAATCGTAACGGACGTGTTTACCCTAAACCAATTATGGAGAAGGCAGTAAACACATACGTGAAAGACCAAGTTAGCAAGAAGCGTGCTGTAGGGGAACTCAATCACCCTGAAGGACCAACCGTTAACTTGGATAAAGTTTCTCACCTCATCACAGACCTTAAATTGGAAGGTAATGATGTGGTAGGAAGGGCACAAATATTGGATACCCCAATGGGCAAGATTGTAAAAGGTCTCTTAGAAGGTGGTGTTCAACTAGGCGTGTCAACTCGTGGAATGGGAAGTCTTGAGAACAAAAATGGCGTCATGTACGTCAAAGAAGACTTTATTCTTAATACGGTAGATATCGTACAAGATCCAAGCGCACCAGAAGCATTTGTTAATGGGATTATGGAAGGTGTGGACTGGATCTGGAATAATGGAATCTTACAACCTCAAGTCATTGAAGATATAGAGACTGAAATTAAGCAAGCACCAATTGCACATCAACCTGAAGTGCAGATGCGTGAATTCAAGAATTTCCTCTCGTTAATCAAATCTAAACTATAAAGGAGTCACTATGACTGATTTAAATCAAGTAGAAAGTGAAATCCGCGATACCGAGATTGAAACTAACGAAATCGTGGAGGAAACTCTCGAAGAAGCACAAGCTCCTGTAGCAAAAGGAAAGCCAGACGCAAATGCAACCTCTGAACCAGAGTCAATTGCAACTGTAGATAAGGCGGCTAACGCAACTTCAAAGGTTGCCCCGCCAAAGCCAAAGACAAAAGCTGGCATGGTAAACGCAATCTATAAAGCTTCTTCAAAAATGAAGAAGGCCGATCTAATGGCAGCATACGATAAAGTATGTTCGGAAGGTGTTGACCTAGAAGACGTTGCAGTACTAGACACAAGCGCAGAACTATCTGCAATTGTTGATGGTGAAGCGACTCTTTCTGAAGAGTTCAAGGAGAAGACTGCAATCATTTTTGAGACTGCGGTCAAAACTAAGTTATCTGAAGAAGTTACTCGTTTAGAGGAACAGTACGCAGAAGAGCTTGCTGAAGAAGTCGAAACAATCAAGACCGATCTAGTCGGTAAGGTTGATTCATACCTAAACTACGTGGTTGAAACTTGGATGGAAGAAAACAAGGTGGCAATCGAAACTGGTCTACGTACCGAAATCGCTGAAGGTTTCATGAACGGTATGCGTGATCTATTCGTTGAGTCATATGTTGAAGTTCCAGAAACCAAGGTAGACCTAGTTGATGAACTAGCAGAGCAAGTATCTGAGTTAGAAGAAAAACTAAACTCAACTACTGGTGATGCAATTTCACTTGCTGAGGAACTAGAGACTTACAAGCGTAATACTATTATCGCAGAAGCATCTCGCGGCCTAGCAGACACTCAAGCAGAGAAGTTAGCTGAACTTCTAAACAGCGTTGATTTTGAGAACGAAGAAACATTCGTTACTAAAGTAAACACTGTCAAGGAATCATACTTCTCAAAAGAAATCCCAGAGCAACTTGAAGAATCAGTATCCACACTAACAGAAGATACTGAACAAGAAGAAGTAGAAGTTTCGTCATCGATGGAAGTTTACTTGAATGCTCTTCGTAAAACCTCTAAGAAATAAGGAATTAGAAAATGAACAATTCATACGATCAATTGATCGAGAAGTGGTCACCAGTTCTAAATGAAGAATCTGCTGGCGCAATTACCGATCACCACAAAAAGGCAGTAACTGCTGCTATCCTAGAAAACCAAGAACGCGCAATGATCGAAGAGCGATCTGCTTCTGCTGGTTTCCTAAATGAAGCTGCACCAACTAACGCAACTCACGGCGGTGCTTCCCCACTAGCTAACTGGGATCCAGTATTGATCTCACTAGTACGTCGCGCAATGCCAAACCTAATGGCATATGACCTATGTGGCGTCCAGCCAATGGCAGGACCAACTGGCCTAATCTTCGCGATGAAGTCACGTTACAACGGCATGGAAGGCCAAGAAACATTCTTTGACGAAGTTGAAACTCGTTTCTCAGGTCTAGGTGGAACTCTAGATCAACCAGCAGACGGTTCAGGTATGTCCGGATTTGACGGAACAGCTCTTTCACGTGAACTAGATCTTGCTGGTCGTCCAATGTCAACACAAGAAGCTGAGACTCTAGGTCGTGGTGGATTAGGTGATCAATCTTTCCAAGAGATGGGTTTCTCGATCGACAAGGCGACTGTTACTGCTAAGTCACGCGCATTGAAGGCAGAGTACTCACTAGAACTAGCACAAGACTTGAAAGCAATCCACGGTCTTGACGCTGAGACAGAACTAGCAAACATTCTGTCTACAGAGATTCTTGCTGAAATCAACCGCGAAATCATTCGTACAATCAACTCTCAAGCAAAGCTAGGGTGTGTTGATACAACTACTGGCGGTATCTTCGATCTATCATCAGACGCTGATGGTCGTTGGTCTGCAGAGAAGTTCAAGGGTCTTGTTGTACAACTAGATCGTGAAGCAAACGTAATCGCGAAAGAAACTCGTCGCGGTAAGGGTAACATCGTAGTATGTTCTTCTGACGTTGCGACAGCACTTGCAGCTTCTGGCATGCTAGATTACACTCCAGCAATGAACACTTCATTGTCAATCGACGACACTGGTAACACGTTCGCAGGTACTCTAAACGGTCGCCTACGTGTATTCATCGATCCATATGCAACTACCAACTACGTAACAGTAGGTTATAAGGGTACTAACCCATATGACGCAGGTATGTTCTACTGCCCATACGTACCACTACAGATGGTCAAGGCAGTTGGCGAGAATGACTTCCAGCCACGTATCGGGTTCAAGACTCGTTATGGCATGGTCGCAAACCCATTCGTAACTGACAACCCAACTAGCGATATCGACACTACTAAGGGTCTAAACCAGTACTACCGTATCTTCCGTGTAGACAATATCTTAGATCAACCTGGTGCATAATAAAATCTAATAAAAAGAACTAGTCTACTAGTCATTTTGGGGAGTCTTCGGACTCCCTTTTTTTATGCGTATAAATAAAGTCACTAAGAGGATATATTATGGACTTAACACCTAACAAAAACTTTTTACAACCTACGGGGTTCTGTGTTATCATAGAACGTGCGTTTGGCAATCTAAAGTTTTTTGCGCATACAGTATCACATCCTGGCGCAACAGGAACTGCAGCAGAGATGGCAGTGCCTCGTGTTCAAAGATTGCCTTTGCCACCAGACACTATCAACTATGGCGAACTAACTATTAGTCTCATTCTAGATGAAGACCTTGAGTGTTATAAGGAAGTTTTAAATTGGCTGGAAGGTATTACTTACGGCACAAAAGAAACTGCACATCATGACATTCAGGTAATCATTCTCACAAGTCACAACAATTCTAATGTGACTATCAAATACAAAAACTGTATTCCTACGCAAGTAGGTAATATCGAACTAACGTCTATTGCAGGCGATGTCACATATCTTAACTTTGACGCTACATTCAGATTTACTGAATACGAACTAATCTAAGGATCATATTATGGCACAATATAGTACAAGCAGAGAAAGACACTTAAAGAAACGTTACGACATTCACGAAGTCGTAATGATTGCTGATAAAGACGGTAACATTCTAAACACATCTGGCCCGGCAAGTAACATCCCAATCGCGGCCGGTGATGTGTCTGGTTACGCACACATTAACAAATTTGGTGCGACTAACGGGGATGTGACCGAAGGGACTGTTTGGGACGGTAATGACGACGATGTCGCATACCCATACCCAGACGCTGGTTTAGTTTCAGTTTCATCCGCAACCGAAGTCGGAGAAGACGTAATAGTAGACGGTCTAGATGCAGACTACAATCTACAGAGTGAGACGATTGCGATTGGCGCTACGGGTACACTCATATTCTCTCGTGTGTTCCGTGTTAAAATGTCCACCATTACAAACCAAAGCGACATCACCATCAATCAAGGTGGAGATCTTGCTGCGAAAATTCTCGCTGGTCTAGGTCAGACTTTGATGGCAACATACACAGTACCTGCCGGTAAGACTGGTTACATATTAGGCATTCATTTGGGTTCAGATAAAGCATCGACTAACTCACGTATGACCTATCGTTTGTTTTGTCGTGAAATTTTAAATGGTGGCGTGTTTCGAATCAAAGCAAACCTAAACGCCGCAGGTGGACAAAGTCTAGATATCTCGTATCCAGTTCCGTTAATTGTCCCAGAAAAACATGACATTAAGATTGATGTTGTGGCAGGGCAACATACGCAGGTATCGGCAACATTTGATATTATTCTGGTAGACAACGTATAACATGAGTCTTACTAGTTATGAGATTAGGAATCGAAAGATTCTTGATCTACTCGAAGAATTCAGATATACATATCGCGAACTTTACCAACCAGAAGAGACAAATCGACTTCTTGGTGGTGAAGAGAATGTAGGTATGGCAGACTACTATACAGGCGATGAAGAATTAGATCGCATAGTATCAATGGGTGAAGATCATGAGGGTTTTCCTAGAGGCGCATCATGTTACGCCATTAAACCCGAACATTACCAGTCAACCTATCCCGAAGAATATGCAAAGACTTGGTCTCATTTAGACAACAAAATGAAGACGGAACTTGGTCTACAAATAAGTGTTTTGTCTTCACTTTACCCTCCAAATGGATATATTGGTTGGCATAATAATGCAAATGCGGCAGCGCACAATCTAATCTTTAGTTGGTCCGAGAAAGGTGACGGGTGGTTTAAGTATGTTGATCCAAAAACAAATAAAATTGTCACCGTTGAAGACAAACAAGGATGGCAACTAAAGGCAGGATACTTCGGCGCATATGGTTCTGGTGATGTTGTATATCACGCTGCACGAACTAACTGTTATCGTATGACACTGAGTTACGTCTTAGGACATAACGAAGATTATTGGCAAGATTGTATTGACTACATCACTGAAAAATGATATAATGTACGATTGATAATCGGACCGTAGGACTACATAATGACATTTAATTTAGAAGGCATTCACAAAGAATGGCGGGAAGACTCTGCTATTCCTGTACACCAACTCGATGAAACTTCACGACAAACTCCGCTACTACACTCTAAGTATCGTGAGTATTTAGACGTAACGAAACAGTCGTTGCGCCGAGCGGAGAACTCACAAAAGATTTTACTCAAACAGAAATGGTTATACTACAACGGTAAAATGGATCAGAAAGAGATTATGGAGAAGGGATGGGAACCTGATCCGTTCAACGGTCTCAAGATTCTCAAAGGTGAGATGGACTACTACTATGAGTCAGATCCAGAAATTCAGAAATCTGAAGACAGAATAGTCGCACTTAAGACTCAGATAAATACCCTTGAAGACATATTAAATGTGCTCCGTTGGAGACATTCAACCATAAAGAACATGATTGATTACAGAAAGTTTGAGTCCGGTGGATAATAAGATACGCATACGCATGAAGGATCACTCCCACTTTATGGTGGAAGCACATCCTGCCCAAGAGAATGAACTGAGAGAATACTTCTCGTTTTTCGTTCCTGGGTATAAATTCATGCCTGCATACAAAAGAAAAGTATGGGACGGTAAAGTAAAACTTTACAACACCGTAAGTAAGCAAATGAATGTAGGTCTCTATACACACCTACGTCGTTTCTGTGCAGACAGATTTTATCAGTTAGAAATTCTAGAACATGAAGTGTATGGTATTCCTTCATTCAAAGATGACATTGACCATCTTGCTTTGGTCGAGTTTCTCTCTCTACTTGATGCTCCTTATAAGCCACGAGACTATCAGTACAAAGCAATTGCTCATGGGGTGGAGAACCTCAGATGTATACTTCTTAGTCCCACTGGTAGCGGCAAGTCATTTATTATCTATAATCTACTCAGGTACTGCTACGAAGTAACTGAAGGCAAAATACTTATTATTGTACCGACCACTTCTCTAGTCGAACAGATGTATAAAGACTTTGAAGACTATGGTTATAATGTTGATGAGTTCTGTCATCGCATCTACTCGGGCAAAGAAAAAGTCACAGACAAGCGTGTCATTATCTCTACATGGCAATCTATTTACAAATTCGGTAAAGAATGGTTTGAACAGTTTGATACCGTGTTTGGTGATGAAGTGCATCTGTTCAAGGCAAAGTCTCTCACTACCATGATGGATAAGTGTGTCAACGCCAAGTATCGATTTGGTCTGACTGGTACTCTCGATGGTACCGAAACAAACAAGCTTGTCTTAGAAGGACTGTTTGGTCCAACGCTCACTGTTACTCGAACAGTAGAACTGCAGAAATCAAAAGAACTTGCTGATTTAGATATCTCTGTATTATTGCTCAGATATCATAGTGATATATGTAATATGATGAAAGACAAAAAATATCAAGACGAACTTGATTTTATTGTCACCTATGAACCTCGTAATAAATTTATCAGTAAACTTGCTTTAGATCAAACGGGTAATACTCTAGTTATGTTTCAGTTTGTAGAGAAACATGGTAAGGTGTTACATGAGATGATCAAGGGTATGTCAGGCGAAAATAGAAAAGTTTTCTATGTGTCTGGTGAAGTAGATGCCCACGATCGAGAACAAATACGAGGTATAGTAGAAAAAGAAAATGATGCAATTATTGTTGCCTCTCTTGGCACTTTTAGCACTGGTATCAACATCCGCAATTTGCATAATATTGTATTTGCGACTCCATCCAAATCTCAAGTCAAAGTTCTCCAATCGGTTGGTCGTGGTCTTCGTCAGTCTGATGATGGTCGGACTACTCGACTTTTTGATATTGCTGATGATCTTCACGTCAACTCTTATAAGAACTTTACACTGAAACATAGTGGCGAAAGGATTAAGATATATACTAAAGAAGGGTTTAAATATAAGATTTATCCCATAAACTTAAAACCAATAAGGGTAGAAAATGACGAATCTGAGTTCTTCAATTAAGCATTTAAAGTTAATAACAGGCGAAGAATTGATTTGTAACCTTTTAGAAGAATCTGCAGATCACTTAGTCGTAAATAATGCATTGAGTTTAATGGAAAAAACTCTTGACGATGGCACTAAGTTTTATGCGTTTAAAACATATATGGTCTACCAAGACACACCACAAAATGTGATTATGGTTTTTACTGATAAAATTGTTTCTCTTGCTTTGCCAACTAAAGACATGATCAATCAGTATGGTAGTGCAATTAGAGAAATGGAAACGTTTACGAACAAATCTGAGTTAGAGGAAAGTATACAAGAAGAACTTTCATTAGAAGAATATCTTCATGATATGGAGAACGAGGAGTTTGATTCTGATACATCTGGTATGTCTGTTCACTAGGTATACTATTCTCCCCTTTTGTTAAAAGAGATTATACACTATAAAATGAGATCTGTCAAGAGCAAGTGATAAATTAATGGTAATTGGATTTACATGTTCGTCATTCGACCTTCTTCATGCGGGTCATGTCGCTATGTTACGAGATGCGAAAGCACATTGTGACTATCTCATATGTGGATTGCAAGTAGACCCCTCATTAGACCGATCTTTTAAAAATCCCCCAGTACAATCAATTGTCGAGCGATACACTCAGTTGAATGCTGTGGGTTATGTTGATGAAATCATTCCTTATGTAACTGAACAAGACTTAGAAGATATTCTTGCCATGTACCAAATAGACTTGCGTATCATGGGTGAAGAGTATCGAGATTTAGATTTTACAGGAAAGGATATTTGCCGTAAACGTGGCATACAGTTATACTTCAATGAAAGGTCTCACAGGTTCTCATCAAGTGACCTAAGAAATCGAGTGGTTGACAGTAACCAATTGACAAACAAGTAATATTTTGATATAATACCTACTAAATTAAACGAGTTATATATTATGAAACCAAAAGAAAAACCGCATTACGTCAATAATAGAGAGTTCTCTGAAGCGGTGGTAGAATACTGCACAGAAGCGCAAAAGTCTAAATCGGAAGGTAATCCACATCCCATGGTGACCAATTATATTGCTTCTTGTTTTCTAAAGATTGCAGAAGGTTTATCGCATAAAGCAAACTTTGTTCGTTATACCTATCGTGAAGAGATGGTCATGGACGCAGTGGAGAACTGTCTCAAAGCAATTGAGAATTATAATATAGAAGCTGCGACTCGGTCAGGTAAACCAAATGCATTCGCATATTTCACACAGATTTCGTGGTACGCATTCTTGCGTCGTATTCAAAAAGAAAAGAAACAACAAGACATCAAGATGAAATTTATTTCTGAAGCGGATGTAAGTGAATTCTTAGATGATGATGGTAGAGGCGAATCTTTTCATAATCAGACATCACCTTTTGTTGACACTCTACGTATGCGTATTGATGTTGTGAAGAATGCTGATGATGATTTCAAACAGTATGCCAAAGAAGAAAAGAAAAGAAAAAGACGTGCCGTAAATGTTGACTCAGACCTATCAGATTATTTAGAATAGCTTGACAAAACGATATAATAATAGTATAATAGTCGTCATATAAATTGAGTTGAGTCATTTATGCAAATCGCAATATTAAATGATACCCACTGTGGGTGTCGTAATTCGTCTGATATCTTTATGCAGTATCAAGAACGCTTCTATGGTGAGGTGTTCTTTCCGTATCTTCGTGAAAATGGCATCACTCAGATTCTACATCTGGGTGACTACTATGACAACCGTAAGACTATCAACCTCAAAGCGTTAAACCACAATCGCCAGATATTCTTGGATAAACTCCGTGAGTATAATATTCACATGGATATCATTCCAGGTAACCACGACGTTTACTTCAAGAACACTATCGAGTTGAACTCACTGAAAGAGTTGATGGGTCACTATATCAATGAGGTAGACATTCTCATGGACCCTATTGTTCGTGACTATGATGGTGTTAAATTTGGTCTAGTGCCATGGATATGTCCTGAGAATGAATCCGAAGTAATGACGTTCTTGGATAAATGTGGTGTAGATGTTCTTGCAGGACATTTTGAGCTTGAAGGATTTGAGATGGACAAGGGTATTGTCTGTAAAGGTGGTATGGACGCCAAACCTCTACAGAGATTTGAGACAGTATTGTCTGGTCATTTTCACACAAAATCTACTCAAGGTAATATTCACTATCTTGGTGCGCAGATGGAGTTCTTCTGGAACGACGCACACGATCCTAAGTATTTTCACATCTATGATACAGAAACGCGCGAGTTGACACCAGTTCAAAATTCTGTTACAATATTCCACAAGATTTATTACGATGAAAATGAGATAAACCATTTCGAAGATCTGACTTATCTTGATAACAAGTTCATCAAATTGATTGTGGTGAACCGTTCTGACATCAAAAAGTTTGAGCGGTATGTTGAACGTATTCAACGACAGAAGATCTACGAACTGAAGATCGCAGAAGACTTCAAAGAGTTTCGTGGTGAGAATGTTGATGATGCGCAGGTAAGTGTTGAAGATACGCAGACTTTGATTTACAACTATATCCAAGAAGTTGAGACTGACTTAGACAAAGATCGTATCAAAGGTCTAGTTTCTGAACTTATGATTGAAGCACAGAGTGTAGAGATTGCATGATTAAATTTGAAAGACTTCGTTGGAAGAACTTCCTTTCGACGGGTAACTATTTTAATGAAATTAATTTCTTAGAGACGCCCACTAACTTGGTTGTTGGTGAAAACGGTGCTGGTAAGTCTACCATGCTTGATGCGCTGTCGTTTTCTATTTTTGGTAAACCGCATAGAAATATTAATAAACCTCAATTAGTTAATACCATCAACAATAAAGATTGTCTCTGTGAGGTATACTTTACTGTCAATGGTGTTAGTTATAAAATCGTGCGTGGTTTGAAACCTGCAAAGTTTGAGATCTGGAAAGATGGTAGTATGATCAACCAGAGTTCACACGCAAGAGAATATCAAGAGATTCTTGAGAAGAACGTCCTACAGATGTCTCACAAGAGTTTCCACCAAATTGTTGTTCTCGGTTCGTCGTCCTTTATCCCGTTCATGCAACTCAACTCAACCTCTCGGCGTGACGTGATCGAAGACCTTCTTGATATTAACATATTTTCCAAAATGAATGTGATACTCAAGGAGAAAATCTCTCTCCTCAAAGGCGAGCTAGAGAACAACAACCATTCTACTGAGATGGTTAAGACTCGTATATCTTCTCAAAAGAAGTATATTCGTGATCTGAATGCCATCAATACTGCGCACCGTAAAGAGAAAGAAGAAGAGATCAAATCTCTCAACGACGACATTGCAACCTTCAATGAAGTCAATGTGGAACTCTCTGAAGATGTCAATAATGCGTTGCCTGCAGTACAAACTGAGTTGGGTAAGATCCGCGCAAACAAACAGAAGTTAGAAAAATACCGCACTCAGTTTGACACTCAAGTAAAATCTGTCGTCAAAGAAGCAAAGTTCTTTGATGATAATGAGGTGTGTCCTACATGTGACCAAGACATCGGTGATGATCTGCGCAATAATAAAAAGTCTGCTGCGAATGATCGCGCACGTGAACTTCAGAAACTTATGGTGAAGGCAGACGAGCAGTTACAAGAGTATAACGAAACACTTGAAAAGTTAGAGTCTGAGATGTCTGATCTTATGCATAAGCAGAACCTCATGAATAACAACATGCAGATGGTCTCTAGACTGACTCAGAACATTCAGAAGATTCAATCAGATCTACTAGAGATGTCCGAGAACACTGGCGACATGGCGCAAGCGAACGAAGAACTGAATGCTTTGGATGAAGAACTGCACGGACTGAATGATAAGAAATATTCTTTCAATGAGTTGTCGTCATACAACCGTGTTGCGTCTGAGTTACTGAAAGACTCTGGTATAAAGACGAAGATAATCAAGCAATATATACCTGTGATCAATGAGTTGACCAACAAGTACTTGCAGACGTTAGACTTCTTTGTCCACTTTGAGTTAGATGAAAGTTTCAAAGAAACAATCCGATCACGGTATCGGGATACGTTCTCCTACGATTCATTCTCTGAGGGTGAGAAGCAACGTATTGACCTATCGTTATTATTTACTTGGCGTCATATTGCCAAGATGAAGAATTCGGTATCGACCAATCTGTTGATACTAGATGAGACGTTCGACTCTTCGTTGGACGGTGAAGGTGTTGATAACCTTATGAAGATTATCGACACATTGAAAGAGGACACTAATGTGTTTGTGATTTCTCACAAGACTGAACTTGAAGACGCACACTTTGAACGTAAGTTGGCGTTTGTCAAAGATAAAAATTTCAGTCGTATGCGAGAAATCACTTGACAGACGTGATGAAATATTATATAATGTGTAACATATCAACTGAGGAATCAATCAATGGAACTATCTAGTCGCACGGTCGAGATCTTGCGTAACTTCTCGACTATCAACCCAAACATTGTAGTCAATGGCGGTAACATCCTGAAGACTATGTCAATCGCAAAGAATATCGTATCTCGTGCAGAAGTTGATGAGAACTTCCCTAGCACATTCGGGATCTATGATCTGTCAGAGTTTTTGTCGGTCTTATCTCTCGTAGACAATCCTTCAATTGACTTTGATGAGAGTTATTGTACCGTATCAGATGGTAGTGGTCTATCGTCGGTCAAGTATTTTTACTCTGACCCTGAGATGTTAGCTGCTCCTAAGAAAGACATCATCATGCCTGAGTGCGAAGTCAAGTTTGTGTTGACTAACGAGACGTTGTCGAAAGTCAAGAGAGCATCTGCCGCTCTAGGTTACGACACTATCTCTATTCGTCCTTCTGGTAATGGTAGTATAGAAATTCGAGTGATTGATGTTGATAACTCTACATCTAACTCATTCTCAGTTTTAGTCGAGGGTAACTTCCCTGCGGATACAGACTTCAACTTCATCATGGGTGTTGCTAACATGAAACTTCTTGGTGAAGATTATGATGTCTCGGTCTCAACAAAGTTGATCTCTCATTTCCGATCACTTACTTCAGATACGCAATACTTTATTGCGCTAGAGAAATCTTCATCATACGGAGCATAAAATGTCAGACGAAATTATGTCACAAGAACAAGCATCACTAAACGATCTCGCAAACCGTGTAGCACGGTCGTGTGTTGCAGTAGTAGATACTGTCGTCACACGTGGTGGTTTCAAGGGTGAGGAACTCACCACTATTGGTCAACTTCGTGATCAAGCAATCCAAGTCGTAGCGCTTTATGAGCAAGTCGCTAAGGCACATGCCGAATCTGCTTCTGAGTCTGACTCAGAGTAACCCTTTTGACTCCTTGAGTATTTGCGCTCAAGAATACAGTTTTATTTGATTTATATTATTTTATATTCAAGGAGTCATTTTTTTTATGAAGTTCTATGACCCTCTAATCGCAAAAGAAACGTCTATTCACGTTGCATTAGGGACCGTCATTAACTACCCGTTAAATGTTCTTTACACATGGTTGGCAGTCGTAAAGTGGGGAATAACAGACCCAATAGTTTTGTCTACTATTTTAACGGTAGGAATTTCATTTGTAGCATTCACACGCATATACATAGTAAGAACTCTTACAGAAAAAAGTAAGAAAAAACTGAAACAGAACATGCCGCTATAGCTCAGCAGGTAGAGCAACTGACTTGTAATCAGTAGGTCCCGCGTTCGATTCGTGGTGGCGGCACCACTTTTGGATAA